CTATCGAGGCTAAGATAATGGCAACTACAATTAAGTCAACTAACCTAGACTTTACGTCGATTAAAAATAACTTGAAGACATTCTTAGCTCAACAAGATGAGTTTGCTGACTATAACTTCGAAGCATCTGGACTGTCTAATATACTAGATGTATTAGCCTATAACACTCACTACAATGGACTTATCGCTAACTTCGCTTTGAACGAGTCATTCCTTGGGACTGCACAGCTGAGAAGCTCTCTCGTGTCGTTAGCCGAAGGTATTGGTTACATTCCAAAATCAAGAACGGCATCTAGAGCTGTTGTTACTTTCTCTATTAATCTTTCTACACTAGCAGAAAGACCTACAACGGTGTCTTTAGCACCAGGAGTTGTATTTGAAAGCTCTATTGATGATATTACTTACACGTTCCAAACAAGAGAAACTGTAACAGCTACTGATGATGGTTCAGGAATATATTCATTTAAAACAAATGCTGGATCTACTAACATAGAGATCTTCGAAGGTACTCAGAGAACAAAAACGTTTATTGCTGATGCTATATCTCAAGATGCTCTCTATATTATTCCAGATAAGAACTTAGATGTTGATACTACTATTGTTAGAGTGTATGAATCTCCTACTTCTGTTGCTTTTACAACATATCAAAACTTAAAACAAGCTACTCTTATTAACGCTGCTACAGCTCTCTATATCTTAAAAGAATCTCCTAATGAATTCTTTGAACTATCTTTTGGGGACGGTATTACATTTGGCGTTACTCCAAAGGCTGGATATAAAATAGAAGTGGATTATCTTTCTGTAGCAGGACCTGATGCTAATGATGGTGCTTTATTTACTCCTATATCTCAAGTTAATGTAGGTGGTACAGGGTACACTATCACTGCTCAGACTGTTACTAACTCTCTTGGTGGAGATATAAAAGAAACTAATCAGTCTATTAGAACAAATGCTCCATTTCAATATGCTACTCAGAATAGAATGGTTACAGCAGATGACTACTCATCTTTAGTACTAAGAAACTTCTCTACTCTTATTAAAGATATTAAGTCGTTTGGAGGAGAAGATGCTCTTAAACCAGAATTTGGTGCTGTGTATATGTCTATTGTATTTGAAGATGATGTACCTCTTTCTACTCAAACAGCTACAAAGAATAGTATTCAAGAATTAGTAGATCAGTTATCTGTAGTATCGTTTAGATTAAGATATTTGAATCCTATTACCACATTCATTGAAACAAATACATTCTTCCAGTTTAACCCTAAACTTACTACTCTATCTCTAAACAGTATTACTGATAATGTCAATACTATAGTAAGAGATTACTTTAATACTAATACAGGTAAGTTTGGTCAAGCTTATAGACGATCTAATATTCTTACTCTTATTGATGAAGTATCTCCAGCAGTGCTTTCTTCTCGTATGGAAGTAAAGATGCAGCAAAGGGTGGTTCCTCGATTAGATGCTCAGAATGATTTTACTTTAAGATATCCGACATCTATAGCACCTGCAGATGATATAAACTATATTGTGGATAGTACACCTTTTAATATTGATAATAGATCTGGTAAAATACGAAATAAACTAAACAGTAATAAACTTCAAATCGTCACACTAGATGGTTTAACTACCATTGTAGATAATGTAGGTAGCTTTGATGCAGCGACTGGTGTTTTATCTCTTGTAGGCTTTAAACCTAGCAGTATTGTAGGAGGAGTTAATTATGTTAAGATAAGTGCTACTCCTGCCAATCAGAGTGCTATAGCTCCTCAGAGAGAAGATATACTTCAATTTGATGAAGATCCATCCTTTGCATCAGCAGTTATAGTAGAGTCAGTATAAAATGCCTAGAGATTATACACTAAAAGATAACCTACGTAGAGATTATAGGTTTACTGATCATCATGCTGTAGAGCAGGTCCTTCCAGACTACTTTAAAGCTGATTATCCTAAACTAATTAAGTTACTTGAAGCGTATAATCAATTTGAAGACTCAGATCAGTCTCCTGCTAGATTAGTACACGATATTATTACAGCAAGAGATATCACAGCTAATGATTTATCTCTGTTATCTTTTATTGAGGATGAGCTACTTCTAGGTCAATCTTACTTTGAAGGATTTACAAATAAAAGAGCAGCTGCTAAATTCTCTAACAACCTTTACAGATCAAAAGGTACTCTATATTCTATACAGCAGTTCTTTAGAACATTCTTTGGTATTACCCCTGATGTAAGATACACTAAAGAAGATAGGTTTATGGTAGGAGAAGATGACTCTAGAATTGGATTTGACTCCCAGAAGTTTTTAACAGATGATAAACTATACCAAGTGTTTGCTATCCTAATAAAAGCTGATATTCCTGTAGAGAGATGGAGAGAAGCTTACAAGCTGTTTGTACATCCTGCTGGTATGTATTTTGGAGGTCAGGTACTTCTAGAAGCAACAGGAAGCTTTAACTTTGGTATTATGCCAGACTTCGAAGTTATTAATGTTGATCCTGTTGTACAAGGTGAAGCATCACTAGGCGCTGGACTGCTTGTAACAGACTTAACAGGTGAAGTAGATTCCGATGGTAGAGGAACATACGGTAAACTAAGAATAGATCTACCAGGCTCTATAGAAGAAATACAGAATATCTCTATCGATGAAATTAATCAGAACTACAGAACTATTAGCGAACTTGTTGGTACTAGCTCACCAAGTATGGATGGTGATTCCTCTACTAACGTTGCAGACTTCTCTCAGGATAGAGCAATATTTGATACGATGGATGAAGTTAAATATACCTACTATGATTCAGATTCAGCATAATAACCATTATAAATAAAACTAACCACAGATACGGACTTAGCAATGGCAAGACAGAACATTAATAGAGGCACTACAGCCAATGATGGTACAGGTGATACATTACGTGCATCAGCTGGAAAAATCAATGATAACTTTATAGAGCTATACAGTCTTCTTGGCGGTGATAGTGCTCAAGTTACAACAAAGATGGCTTTATCAGATAATGGATTAATCTATAAAGGACTTACATATAATACCACACTAGGGTTCATAGAAGGGTCTGCTGCTGTATCAATTAACCTTCCTGGTGAAAGCGGTACTGTTGCTCTTGTAGGTGGAACTCAAACACTTGTTAATAAAACATTGACAGTTCCTATTCTAACCTCTCCTCAGATTAATGATACATCAGCTAATCATCAGTACTTAGTAGGTGTGAGTGAGTTAGCTGCAGATAGAACAATTACATTACCGCTACTTACAACAAACGATGAGTTTACTTTTAATGCTCATACACAGACGTTAACAAACAAAACATTAACATCTCCAAGCATTGTAACTCCTAAGATTACAACTGCAATCAATGATGTTAATAGCGCAGAGATAATTAGATTGACTCCTACATCCTCTGCTGTAAACGAAATTCAGATTAGTAACGCAGCTACAAATGGAGTTCCTCAAGTAGCAGCGGTAGGTACAGACACTAATGTAAGTTTAGGATTGTCAGGTACAGGTACTGGTCTTGTAGAAATACAGACAGGTGTGACATATAAATCAGAAACTGTTAACGCTAATGCTCAAGCTATTAGTTTAGCACGAACAATGTCTATATTTAACTTAGGTACTGCCTCTACAGCAACGTTAGCTAATGGTACTGAAGTAGGACAAACAAAAACATTTGTTAATAGAGCTGCAGGAGCTGTTACCGTGACTCCTACAACATTCTTTAACGGTACTAGCTTTACAGTAAAACAAAAAGGTATAGTAAACTGTGTATGGGTTGATAATACAGATGGGTGGATGTTAATGATGCCTAAACTGTACACATCAAGTGACACTGACGCACTATACTATATAACAGCATAAGAGATATAACATGCCAGCAATTATTACAGATAGATTCAAAAAAGAGATTCTTTTAAACCTTCAAAAAGATATTGATAGCGCAGCTAACAATTATTATGTCTCTGTAGGTAGACCTATTGATTGGAATAGTAATGATACTGCTCCAACTCCTACTAATGCTATTCGAACAATACGTGATGCTCAATATAATATGACTGCTATTAAGAATGTTGAAGCACATTCATTTGTTATCCCTAGATACTCATGGTCATTAGGAGCTATCTATCAAGCTTATAATGATAACTCAGTAGGACATCCAACAAATAGTTTTTATGTTATTACAGATGAAAATAACGTATATGTTTGTCTTGAAGCAGGTCAAACAGCTTTAGGTCAATCAGTTACATCAACAGTTAAACCTACTGGTACTCTTACCACAGCATTCGAAACTGCTGATGGATATGTATGGAAGTTTTTATACTCGGTTGGTGCTTTGAGAGCATCACAGTTTTTATCTGCTAACTTTATGCCAGTAACTGTTTTTGGGCCATTTGACTCTGATGATGCTGCAGATCATGTTGAGCAGGTGGGTATTCAAAACGCAGCTTCTCCAGGAGAAGTTGTAGGGTATCAGGTATTATCTGGAGGTTCTGGTTATACTACTGTACCTACAGTTGAAATTATAGGTAACGGAGTAGCTGCAAATGCTACTGCTACTGTAAGTGGTGGCGCTGTAACAAAAATTAATGTTAAAGACTCTGACGGAAATAAAGCTCACGGTAGAAACTTTACACAAGCTTATGTAAAAATTACTGGAGGTAATGGTTCTGGTGCCAATGCAAGACCTATTATCGGACCTGCAGCTGGATTCGGTGCTGATCCAAGAGACGATCTTAAAGCAACAGCGATGATGTTTACTGCTAAACCTGCTGGAGATGAAGGTTCTAACTGGGTGATTGGAAATGACTTTAGACAAGTTACACTTGTTAAAAATATAGAAATACCAGACTCAGATGCTTTATACTCAGGTGTTACTGGCAACGCATTAAGACGTATGAAGTTCGCAAATATTAGTTCAAGCTTCTCAGCAGATAAAACTATTCGCGGTGCTACATCTTTAGCTAATGCTTATGTAGTAAAATCAGACTCAGATGAAGTTTGGTATATTCAAGATTCTGATACTAGGTTTGAACCGTTTGTTGAAGGTGAAGTTATATCCGAAACTGACGGCTCTGGAGCTGGAACACTTGATGCATCTGGAGTAGATGGTGATTCATATGCTTACATAAACGGTGATATAGACATATCTACAGGTGAAGTAATGTATATAGATAATAGAGCAGCAATACAAAGATCAGCAGATCAAACAGAAGATATAAAAATTATTATCCAACTTTAATGGAAGACTAATATGGTAAAAGCATTTACATCCGAAATATTCTCATCTACTTACAGAGATGATTTTAAAGACAGCGACAACTTCCACAGGATTCTATTTAATAGTGGCCGTGCATTGCAGGCTCGTGAGCTTACTCAGTTGCAAACAATCATGCAAAGTGAGCTGGGTCGATTAGGTAGGCATCTTTTCAAAGAAGGGGCTTCAATTAATCCTGGAGGTTTAACTCTTAACACTAATTATGAGTTTGTTAAACTAAACACTACAACTAATGCTCTACCTACTAACATAACAGATCTGGTGGGTGTAGAATTTACATCTGCAGGTGCGATTTCTTTTAAGGTAATTGAAGTTGTTGCTGCCACTGAATCAGATCCTGCTACTCTTTATATTGCATATACAAACACATCTAGTGGTACAAGCGGTGCCTCATCAATAAGAGTTGCAGCTGGGGAAGAGTTAACAAGTTCTAGCTTTACTTTAACAGTACAATCAACTAACACAGTAACTAATCCAGCTGTAGGACGGGGATGTAAAGTCTCTATGCATGCTGGTGACTTCTTTGCTCAAGATCATTTTGTATTTGCTAAAAACCAATCTAAAATTATTTCAAAATATTCGAATAAACCTACAACAAGTATTGGGTTTAAGGTAGTTCAAGATATCGTTCAAGCTTCTGATAACAACACTTTATTTGATAATCAAGGAGCTACTCCTAACCTAGCGTCTCCAGGCGCAGATAGATATAGAATAGCTTTAACAATTGCTGAACAATCAGATATAGATTCAGACGAGAATTATATTGAAGTAGCTAAAATTAGACAAGGTAGAGTAGTCTCTCAAGTAGCAGCAACGGATAGTTATAATGAAATTAATAATGTTCTAGCACTTCGTACAAAGGAAGAGTCTGGAGATTATATTGTTAAACCGTTTGAGTTAAGATTTGAAACTAACGACTCGGATAATTCTAAACTTGATTTTATTGTAAGCTCAGGTATAGCTTATGTTGATGGTTTCAGATCTGAAAATCCTAGTGATGCTATTATTACTCTAGATAAACCAAGAACAACTACTGTAGCTAACAATCAAGTAGTCGCTGCTGACTATGGTAGCTATATTATTGTATCTGCTGCTAATAAAGGCATTCCTAATATTAATGAGCTGCAGCTAATGAATCTACGATCTGCTGTAACCCATGGTGGATCAACAATCGGCACAGCTAGAGTACGTCATGTAGAAGAAGATGGAGCTAACTACAGATTATATCTATTTGATATTGCAATGAACGCAGGTCAAAACTTTGCTGATGTAAAATCAATTGGTACTAGCACTACAGACTTCTTTAACCTTATATTAGAGATTAATAAAGCGGTTCTTAAAGATGCTGCTAACAGTAGTCTATTGTTTGATCTACCATTATCTAGACCTCAATCTATCTCAGATATATCAGTAGCAGTGCAAAGACGTTTTTCTACTCAGACAAACTCTTCTGGTCAAGCAACACTATCTCTAACAGCTACAGGAGAAACATTCTCTGATACTACTCTATGGACAATGGGTGCTGCTGATTCTGATATAGATACAGGAGCATCAGTGTCTGGTGCTGGCACTCAATCAGCTAATATTACAGGAGCTGCAGTCAGTCAGAACCCGTATGAAGTATTAGCGTATGTTAATAAGTCAGCTGGAGTTGTTAGATCAAAGACATTAACATCTCGTACTCAGACTATTACTCCTGATGGAGATGGTAACGTAACATTAGATAAACCAGATATCTTCTCATTCGATACTATTAAGTTAGTAGATTCTGATGGTGATTCCTTAGCGGCTATCTATGAAACAGATAACGGACAAAGAGATGATAAGTATGACTTAGGTAAACTCAATATCATTGCTGGCAACACTCAAGCAGCTGATGTATATATTAAATACAAATACTTTGAGCACGGAGCTGGTGGAGACTTCTTCGCTGTTAACTCATATACAGGTCAAGTAAACTATGAAGATATTCCAAACTTTGAGAAAGCAGATGGATCTGTAATTAATTTAAGAAATGTTATTGATTTTAGACCTATTGTTAATAGTTCAGGTAACTTTGGATCTGGATCTAAGATTAATGAACTTCCAAGACCTACAGATTTAATTACCTTTGATG